TTGATCTACGAATGCAGCTTCATCAATTATTAGGAGTGATAATGCTTCTGATCTACCTGCATCACCTGAACTAGATACCGCTTTGATTTGTGAACCATTTGAAAATCTTAATGAAAGTTTATTATCTTCAATACAATTACCTTTTAACCAACCTGGTAGGCTATCATGCATTACTCTAACTTTTGTAACGAGATTTTTTGCAACTTCTTGTTTTGTTGCAATTACAAGAATATTTTTATCGTTATGAAATAGCATTGTCCATAAAGAATATCCTGCTGATAGTGTTGAAATACCCAACTGACGAGATTTAAGAATTACATTATAATCATTATCTCTAAATTCAGTTAATGATTTTTCTTGAAAAGGGTAGAGATTAAATTTAATTTTTCCTTTTTGTGGGTGTTGAATATAACAATATTTTTTCATGAAATGTACAGGGTCTTGTGCACATTTCGTGTATTCTAACTTGATTATGTCTTTTAATGATTTCTTTGCCATATATAGTTCACCTACATATATAAATATACGGAAAATATATTATATTTCCAACTTATTATGGTAAACTATAATCTATAATGTGTATTATTGCAACCGTACCGATAACACCTAAAACTACACCTCCTGCAGGTGAATACCAGAATTTATTTCTTCTATCTAACTCTTTTCTATATAGATTTATATTATCGTTTAGTAATCTTTTTTGATCTTCAAGTAAAGATATTTGAAGTGAATCACTAGACATTATTTTTTTATTGACATCTATAATATTGTTTAAGTCTAAAATAAATAAATCTTGTTTTACAATTACAGAATCAAGTGAAGTAATTTTTAACTTATATTCTGTATTAAGTTTTTTTGAAATTTCGTAGGCTTTCTTATAATCTTTATCTTGCGAAAAGCAATTAAAAGTAATAAGTACTAATATAATTGTAACTAATTTTTTCATAACGTCCCTTTTATTTATCTGATGTATGTTTTGAACCATGTATCAAGCCAATCTTTAAGTTCTTTTTGTGCTGGTTTAATATCACTTGGCTTTGTCAAAGGACCTCTTTTCCATTTGTCCCATTCCTTCTTGATAGCACCTAAAGAGTTATTTATTACAGGCATATTCATTACCTCAATATACTCTTCATTTATCTTATCTTCTTTTACTTGAGATTTTTTACCTGTAACAGGATTCCATTTCATCTTCATGAGTTTTTTACTTGGTAGATCACCAAGAACACTTTCATTCATTAATTTAAGTGTTTTTTTATCGATTAAATCGCTTAATTTTGTCATAATTTTTCTTTTTAATATCTTAACTCCCGGAACTAGTCCGGGAGCTTTGATATCTAATTAGTTAATTAACTATTATGTGCCAGTTGTGAATGCACCTGTAGCTCCTGTTCCTTGAGGAACGTAGAATACTTTAGCTAACCATACACCAGTTTTTGGAGCAAAGAAGTGAATTTTAGACCCTACACCAAGTGCATTGTTTGCAGTTGTTGGAGTCCAAATTAATCTTTTAGCTGTTGGTGTCGCAGCAGTTCCAGTAGTTTCTACTGCTGTTGCAGTTGCACCGTTTGCCTCACCAATAACTTGTTTTGCAAATACGTTAGTTGATGTTACACCTGATGAACCACTAGTGTTGATTGTGTGAGTTCCTGTTGACCCATCAATTGCAACTGTAGATTCTACTACTAGGTGAGTGTTTTGTGTTGCTTCAGGTAAATAAATTGCTCCTGCTGCACCACCATCACTTGCGTAAAAGTTTACTGCATTTGCGTGAACAGTAGATGATGAAATTGCTGCTACTGTAGAATCTGCAGCTGCAGCGTCTGCTGCTGTATCTGATATAGTTACACCAGTTGCTGTTAAGTTACCTTCGTATCCAGCGCAAAAGTCTAGATATTTTTGAGTATCATCAATTAAATCATTGACGTGTTTTGCTTTTGCAGGAATAGAATTTAATCTATTATCACCTGATCCTCTCGGATTAGCATTTGCATACGATACTTTCTTAAATGTTGCCATTTTTTAATCTCCTATAGATTTTTTTCTGCTTCTGCTAGAGCTGCTTCTAAATCTGCTATTGTCTGTTCGTTCTTTTTAACGTTCTTTTTTGCATCTTTAACTTGCTTACTTCTACCATCTGCAGTTTTTGTTAAATCGGTTAGTTCATTATTTAATTTTTCTTTTTCAGCTTTGACTTCCTGAATTTGAGATTCTAACCGTTTAACCTCAGCATCATTCTTTGCAATCTTAGGATTTACTTTTCGCTTACCCATTGCTTTAGCTGCTAATAAAATTCCTAGGATTGTGCCAATTCCGCTGATAATAAATAGGAGATACTTCTTAAATTTATTCACCTTTATTCCTCTTTATTTACCTTTTTTACACGCTCTCCGGGTTTACTAACCATGCTACCCGGGTTGAATTTATACTTTGCTTTAATATATTTGTTAAAGTATGCGTATGTTTGTGTTAATAATTTTTGATTATCATCTAATGTTTTCATAGTAGCAATTATAGTATCTCTATCGATATTATTTTGCTCTGGAGATTTTGCTGGATCATTTGGTTTCATTAGAAATGGTAAATAGGTTGGCAATGCTTGCAATGTTGTTTGCAAATTCATTACATAATTGTTCATAGAAGCTATCATTTCTGTTAGTTTCGGATCTCCTTGTTGCATTTGCTGTTCAGCTTCTTGCAATTCCTGTTGCAATCTACGCCATTTTTTATCATCCCAAGTCATTGTATTACTCACCTTTTGGTATATTTATACCTTTATTTGAAACATGCTCACCTACATTACCTGCAGCGTATATTCCAAATACCCATTTTACAAACTCAGACCACTGTCCGAAGTCTGCTTGATTAGTTGCTACAAATACTATTGATGCTAAAAATAGTATCATTGCAAACATTAATTTTTTACTCTGAAGTTGTGCTTTTAACATTGTCATTTTTATTCCCTTTTTCTAATTTTTCTAAAAGTTCTCCTTTGAACTTTTCAAATTGTTTATCTATACTTTGAGTTATCATATCTTTTGATTCTGGTAGTCTCCATTTATCTATTGTTCCGTCGCTATTAACATATTCTGTTTGCGTAAATCGTTTTTTCAACATCTCTACATCTTTAGCTGCATCTTTTAGAAAACTATTAACATTTTTTCTAATCTTTTCTCTTTCCCAAGCTTGAAAACTTCCGTGTTTTTTTTCTTTTAAGTATCCATCACATAATAGCAATGTTTCTTCTTTTACTATACAATCATGACACTTACCTTCTCGAGCTATAAAATGCTTATCAAAATTTGTTGCTTTTTTAGTGCATTCAGGACATAATGCATGCTCAACTACTTTTCGTATTTTACTTAATTTGCCAACTTTAGCTTTATATCCATTTTTTTGGATCCACGTTTGACCATTTTTATCTGTCCAAGAATCACCTATTTGTCGTTCAACAGATTTTTCTTCAAATCCTTTAGTTGTTCGAGTCTGTATTCTGTGCTCTCCTCGAATCATTTCATTTACAGCTTTTATATTATTTAATTTTGTCATAACTTACCTTTTATTTAATTCTTGATCTATAACTTTATCAATATATTCTCGAATCTTTCCATCAAATATATTAACTTCTTTTTCTTTTTTTTCTTGTTCACCTGGCATAAGCTTTTGTATTCGAAAATTTAACATTGGTCTACCATTTACAGTAGGTTGCCCTTTTGCATCTGTTCCAAATTCTTTAACTTCGACTCTTTTATTTTTGAATCGACCTGTTAAGATAGTATCACCTATTTTAATATCTAAGTTCATATATTATAAGTATGATGTTTTTTAATAAACCACGTTAGAATGACATTAATCCTGTAATTTGATTAATTGGAGCAAATGCTCCTGTTAGTTTATATGTATTTCCTTTATATACAAATACTAACCCTTCACTCGGTACTATTGTTTTGAACCCTCCAATTGCTTGAATTTTTGAAAGTTGAGTTTTTAATCTATTCAGCTTTTTAAGATCCCCTCCTTTTCTAACATCACTAATAGCTTTTGCTACTTGATTTCGTATACTTTGAACAGCTCTATCAGGACTTGCTGCTAGAAATCCTTCTGCGTTTTTTAGAACTTCTGCACCTAGTTCAAAAAATAAAGTTTCAAATGGAAACATATTCTTCTTTACTTGACCTGCGTGGTTTATTTTATCAAACTCTTTAGCTTTTTCTAATACCTTTTCATCTTCAATAAATTTCTTATTTAATCTAAATGATTTATCAAAGAAAGCCCAGCGTTTTACTAATCCTACTTTAATCTTATTGTCTACAGCTCCTATCTTTTTATCAACAAAATTTTCCCACCAAGCTTGATGATAATCGCCAAATGAATTTGAATCTTTCATTCCAAACTGTGACATTAATCTTGATAATTTTCCAATAAAATAAGGTCGTTTTGCTCCAAAATCTTGATGCGGTTTTACTTTTAAGGTTCTTGGTCCAATTATACTAAAACTTTTTTGTAGATTTTGGTTAATTTGTGCAATCATACCAGCTAAGGTTCTTGCTCCTCCTGTTACTGTTCCTATTGCAGACCCATCTTTATATTGTAGAACATTATGAAACTGTAAATATGGTGCATCATAGACTATAACATTTGCAGATGCTGGGTACATAATTTCCATATTTACCCAATTATTTCCATCATCAAATATCTTTTTCTTTTGCTTATCACTTAAACCACTAATAGCTTTTGATAGATCTTTCATTGCGTAATTAAAAGCTTTTTCTATATTTCCTCTATTTGCAAATTTTAACTTAACTCCACTTGCACTCATTCCTCCACGCTTGATATCTCCAGTATTTCGTGCTGCTTTTAATCCTTTATTCCAAGTAATAAAAAGATTCTGTCCGTCTGTTTTTTCAGTTGCTGAAGTTTCCAAATCTAAGTGACCTTGTAACGCGTTACTAATAATTTGTTTGAAATCTCCAAATGTTAAACCTTTATCATCAAATGGGTGAGACATATGTCCATAAGCTCCACCTTCAGTTAATATCCCCTTCCACCATTTCTGTGAAAATACATCGGTAATACTTTCATTTGGAGGACCACCATATTTTTTTATGTATGATTTTTTTCTAGCGTCCCCTGCTTTGCTCCACCAATCTCCTGCTTTTTTCTTACCTGTTCTAAACATACGAAGTTTTTGATTGGTGGGATAAGTAGGAGATGATTTTTTACCTGCTTTTGTTTTATTTGCTACAGCTAATGCAATATCAGCCATATCATTAGATTTTGTAGTTTCAATACCATTATTAGCTAATACAATCTTAACAAAACTACCACAATTTTCTGCTTTATTTTTTGTTTTAATGTCACATGCTACTGTTGATGGTACTTTTACTCCTTTAGGTAATGGAATTTCTTTATATAATCCTTTTCTTATTGCTTCTTCTTTACTCTTTGGCATTTTGAAAAGATCTTCAGTATCTTTATATGCATACTTTTTAGGTGGCATTGGCTCTTTTCCATCTTCTGAATATCTATGACCACTCATATCTATAAGTTCACCATCATCTGTGATGAACCCTATATGGTCATAAGGCATATGTTTAGGAGCGTAGGGAGATTTCATTACAAATATTCTTCCAGAATTGTATGTTTTTTCTTCTCGTATTATAGACTCATTTATTTCATTTAATTTTTCTAACTTTCTTACTACCCAGTCATAATTTTTTAGATGACCAAATACACCTTTATATATTTTTTGTTTTTTTGCTTTATCTAAAGATTTGTCACCTAATGCTGCTCGTAATGAAGTTCCTGACATTGCTCCA